CGAAGCATATGTCTCGGGAAACCGAGATCAACGCCGACGAGCTACTCGGCGCGCGCATGTTCGGCACGCTGAATGCGGCGACCGCGGAGGGCTTGCTCGCCCAGCGCGTCGAAGGAGCCACCGGCCTGAAGGCCGAGCTTGCGCTCACCATGGAGCATTTCTACCTCGGCGCCATCGACGGGGTTGTCTACGACGGCGACAACAGCACGGTGCTTTGGGACTACTTCTCATGGTTCGGCGTGGCGAGGCCGACCGCCATCTCAATCGCCTTCAGCACCGAACCGGCGACAGGCTCGACGCAAATCTATCAGGCCGCGACTACCCTCCGCCGAAACATGACCCAGGCCCTGAACGGCATGGTGCTGGGCGGAGCGAAGCCGGTCGTGCTTTGCGGCGACCAGTATTACGACAAGCTGGTCATGTCCAAGGAGATCGCGGCGGCTCGCGCGGCCGGCGCTTTCAGCTCGCCGAACGCTCTCGACATCATCGCTCCGAACCTCGTCTATGCCTCCTTCACCTATGCGGGCGTTACCTGGGTCAATTACCGCGGGAGCGACGACTCGATTGTCTCGGTGCCGACGAATGAAGGCCGGGCCTTCATGCTTGGCGTTCCGGGGTTGTTCCAGACCTATTTTGCGCCGTGCGATACGTTCGAGACGGTCAGCTCAGTAGGGCTCCCGTACTTTCTCCTTCAGCGGCCGGAGCGCCAGACCAGCAGCCGGCGGGTGTTTGAGCTTCAGACCAACCCGCTGGTTGCTGTCATGCGGCCGAGGTCGTTGTTTCGGTTCGCCGCCACCTGATGAACGTGTTCGCCAACGCGATGGTCGTGCTTTTCGCAGACCAGAACCTATCCGTGCCGGCGCTGTACACGCCGGCCGGAGGCGGCCCGACCGTCTCCCTCCGCGCGATCATTGCCGACCCAGGCAAGGAGATTACGGGCCTGGGCGCGCTCTCCGCCTCCGCCTCCGCGCTGACCGCCGACGTGCTCATTGCCGACGTTCCAGACAAGCCGCGGCGCGGGGCGACCCTGGAAACCTCGGCCGCCTCCTTCAAGATCGGCGAATGCCGCCCGGACGGGCGCGGGCTTCGCTGGCGCATGGCTCTCACGAATGGCTGAAGCCCTCCCAGCCCGCGAGCGCGTCATGCGCGCCCTCCTCGCCCAGCTCTCGGCCGCGCTGGCGCCGGCCGGCGTCGAGCGCAACCGGAGGACAGACATGACCGCGGAGGAGTCACCATGCCTGGTGCTTTGGGACGGACCACAGACAGCGGACGCGACCGAGGCGGCCGGCGAAATTGCCTACAGCATGGATCTCGTTTGTGTCGGAACTGTCACCGCGGCCGACGACGCTTCCCTGGGCTCCGCGATCTCCGATTTCTACGCCCGCACTGTCGAGGCTATCGTCGCCGACAGGACGCTATCCGACACCGCGACCGACGTTCTGGAAACGTCGCTTGATGTCAGGGTGGCGACAATCAATGAGAGCAGCGAGCCTCTAGGGTTTTTCGACCTGTTGCTGTCTATAACTTTCCGCACCCCCGCTGACGATCCATACGGCTGAGCAAAGGAACCCGCACCAATGGCTATCGGCAGTGTCATTCGCAAGCGTAACTGCATCGTCGCGGTGAAGTCTGAGACGACCAGCGGCACCGACGCATGGGCGGGCGGGCAAGCGGTCCCGTCTACCGACTGCATGCGGGCCGACGTCAGCATCCAGACGACGCAATCCCAGGCCCCCAACCCGGAAATGACCGGCGCGCTTGACGACGCCCCCGCAATCGCGGCCGGGACGAAAGGTGTCGTCACGCTAACCGTCATGCTCCGCGGATCAGGCACCCCCGCCACCCCGCCGAAGTGGGGCCTCCTGATGCCCCTCTGCGGTTATATCCAAACCATTCAGGCATCTGCCGTTGCGGCGACCGCGGCCACCGCCGGAGGGGCCTCGCAAGTGACACTGGCGGCGCCGTACGTGGCGACTCCTCAGTTTTACCGCGGCCTGCCCGCCATCCTCACCGGCAACCCCGCAGTCGCAGCCACGACGTTTATCTATGACCAGCCCTCGCTTGTCGCCAACCTTGCAACCACTTTCTCGCCTATCCTCTCGACGGCCACTTTGGTCAACATTCCGGCGAATGTTCTATATTCGCCCTCGTCCGACCCGACGCTTGCCTTCACCGGCTCAATCCTCGCCTATATCGACGGCCTCGCCTATCGCTTCACCGGATGCGCCGGCACCTTCACGATCGACGTGGCGACAGCCGGCGCCGCCACCATGAAATTCACGATGACCGGAACGTTCATCGACGCCGAATCCGCGCCAATGCCGACGAACCCGACCGTCGATAGCGGACAGCCTCCAATTTTCATCAACAACGTTGCGAGGTTGGGCGGCTCGCTGATTCGCATCAGCAAGGCAACGCTTGACGCCGGCATGACAGTGGAACAACCGGACAATCCGGAGGCGCTTCAGGGCTTCGATCCTTGCGTCATTACGAAGCGCAATTCGACCGGCTCGATTGACCCGCTGATGTCCGTCACCGACACCGTGACGCGCGTCAACAACTTCATGGCGGGCACGCTGACTTCGATGGCGCTCGGTATCGGCAAGACCGCGGGCAACAGGTTCGGCATTGTCTGTCCCGCTGTCATGCAGACCGCCAACAGCCCAGGCGACCGCAACAACATTATGAACGAGTCGATTTCGCTCGACCTGACCGGCTCGAATTCCAGCCTGTACATCTGCCACTTCTGAGGAGCGCGAATGACCGTCGTAATATCGCGGCAGAATCCGGACAGGTTCACCCCCGAGAACCGCCGGGACGCCGAGCCGCCCCCCATCTACCTTATTGCGCCGCTGAGCTGGCGAGAGAAAGCCGCATGGCAAGCTGACCTCGTGCTTGCTGGGGCCTCGCGCTATCCGCCTGACCTCGCCGTGTGCGACGCCGTAAAGCGCGCGGTGCTCGACCTTCAGCCGGACAACACGACCGAGCTTCTCGCGATCATCGAGGCATACCGAGACGCGACCGGCGAATTCGACGCCGCCGGAGTCAAGGTTCCGGAAGAGGTCGCAACAGCCTATGCCGCCGTCCATGACCGCCTGCTAGGCCACCCCTACGTTGCCCTGCTGCACTCTGAGCGGATCATGTTCGCCATGCTGGCGCCGCCTCTATGCGCAGCCCGGGCGTTGATGGGTTGGGAAAATGTCCCGCTGAAATTCGAGAGGCGCGGAGAGCGGGTGCCCGACGCGCTCATTGGTATGATCCCGACCGACGACTTGGCTGCGATAGGTGCCCGCGCGCTTGAACTCATGCGCCCGGCCGACGCGGAAAAAAAAGCCTCCGCCTCGCCCTCGCCATCAGCCGACGACCACAAGACTTTAGCTTTGATGCCGGTGCCGATGAAAAATGGACACTCTTCGGTGAGGAGTACGAGACGAACCCACGCGAACTAGTCACCGACGACGTATGGCTGGTGCTACAGACCTGGGCGGGCTGTCGCGGAGAGTTCGGCCTCCTGCACCTGCCAGACCCAGGTGGCTACAACGACCAGCCGGCTTGGACGCTCGCCGCGTTTGACATTCTCTCCCGCACTGAAGCCGAGCTTTCAAAAAAGGATACCGATCCGTGAGGGTCATAGCTCAGCTAAGCGGCGACCTCCGAGAGCTTGCCGAGCGACAGGAGAGCGAGGTTGCGGACGCGGTTCGGGCCGGAGTGCTCCGCGCTTCGACCCGCCTGCAGGCCGCCCTTCGCGGTCAGACAGCGGCGGCCGGGCTCGGCAAGGGCCTGTCCAATGCGTGGCGGCTCAAAATGTATCCCACCGGCCGATCGCTTCACCCGGCCGGGCTGGTGTTCTCCTCCGCGCCGCTGCTGCACACGGTATTTTCGCAAGGCGCGACCATTACCGCGCGCTCCGGCAAATTTCTCGCGATTCCGACCGCCGCCGCCATTGCCATGGGCCTGGGCGATTCCACGAAGGGCCGGAAGGGCGGGACCGTGCCCGGCGGACAGCTCCGCCGCGGCGCCCAGGTCCGCGAGGCAATCGCCCGCCTGGGGGCCGAGAATATGTCTTACCTGCCCATGACAGGCGGCCGGCGCCTCATGCTGTACACGCCGCCTGAAGGCCGCTCCAAGGGCCTGTCGTTCAAAGGGCGCAAGGGCCGGGGCCTCGGCATCGCACGCGGTCAGCGCGTCGCCCTGTTCATCCTCATGCCTGTTACGCACATTTCGCCCAGGCTCGACATTGCGGGCGCGGAGGCGGACGCCCTGAGCTACCTCTACGACGAGGTTCGCTCAGCTCTCGGCGACGGAGCGCACTGACATGGCTGGCGGCACCCTCAGCATTCGACTGACGATCGCGGAGGCCGCGCAATTCCGCGACGAGCTTCAAAGGATTGCGGCGGCCGGCGGCGGCGCGCTCGACCCGCTGAAGGCAAGCGTGGGCGAGCTGTCCGCCAGATTCGGCACGCTGGCGGACGCGCAGAGCCTTGCCGCAAAGGCCGCCGCGGCAAACAAGGCCGCCCAGGACGAGAGCCGAACCGCCGTCGCCAATCTCCGCGGTCAGCTCGACCCGGCGATTGCCTTGCTCGCGCGCTATCAGGCGCAAATGGATTTGGTAAACACGGCGGTCGGCCGGCAGGCAATCTCCCAGGCCGAGGCGACCACTTTGCTGGCGGCGGCAAGGACGCGCTACGACGAGCATGTGACGGTGCTGGGCCGCGCCAGCGCCGCGACCAACAACCTGGGTCAAGGCTACGGCACCGCGGCGTACAAGGCCCAGCAGTTGAGCTTTCAGGTCAATGACGTGATCGCCTCCTTGGGCAGCGGCATTCCTGTCACGACCATGATTATGCAGCAGGGCGGACAGGTCACTCAGATTTACGGAGGCGTCGCGGGCACCTTCCGTGCGCTGGTCAGCGCAGTCACCCCGGTCGGCCTCGCGCTGGCGGCCCTTGCCGCCGGCCTCGCCTATGTCGCGGTCAGCGCGGAGAGCACCGAGCGCAAGACCCTCTCGCTTCAGAATGCCTTGCGCGGCACCCGCAACGATTACGTCGCCATGGCGGTGGATGTCGAGAGCGCCAGCAAGGCGGCGGCGGCGGCGACCCTGGGCCTGTCCACCGCCGACGCGAAAGCCGCGGCGACCACGATCGCCAAGACCGGGGCCTTTCATGGCACGGCCGAGGAGCTGAAGGGCCTGGTGGTTTTGACCGCCTCCGTCTCGACCGCCATGGGCGACGACATGGGGAAGGCGGCGGAGCTTCTCGCCGTCGCGCTGAAGGACCCGGCGAAGGCGGCTCAGCAGCTCGCCGACGAGGGCTTGCTGAGCATGTCGCAGGCGCTTGCCGACAACATCAAGCTAATGCAGGCGGCCTCCGACAAGGCCGGCGCTTCCAAGCTCGTAATTGACGCCCTGAAGACGAGCTACGGCGAGGCGCACGGAGCCCTCACGCCATTTCAGACCGCGCTTGAGCACCTGAAAACGACGTTCACCGAAACCGACACGAAGGGCGATAGCTTCGGGTCGGTGCTGATGGAGATCGCCACCAAGGCGGTGTCAGGGGTGGACTCGCTTTTCGAGAAAATGAAGGAGATACGCGCCTGGACCGGCACCAACATTTGGGGAATTTCTCCAACCGGCGCCGCCGCTCCGACCGGCGACGCTGTTACCCCCTCCGGAACCGGCCGAACCTCGGTCATTGCTGGCTTCCTTGCGGGCATTCTCGACACGATCCGCCGCAACACCGCAACCGGAACCTCGCCAATCTACGACGTGCCGATCGGCGCCGGGCAGACCGTCTACAAGAATCCGGAGAGCACCGCGAAAGGTATCTTTCAGCTCACCGACCCGACCGCCTCCCGCCTGGGAGTGAACGCCTCCGACTACTCGGAGAACATTACCGGCGGCCTGATGCGGATCATGGAAGCCGCGACGGAGTGGCAGCAGAACATTGAAGCGACAGCCAAGGCTTTCCACCTTGGCACGGGCGGCCTCTCCGAGAAGCTCGCCGCGGCAAAGGGCGATATCACCGCGGTAGATCAGGATTATTGGTCGAAGGTGCAGGCGGCAAAGACATCGACGCTCCCGACCCAGGTTGCGGCCGATATCACGACCATGGCGACGCGCGCGAACGCCTCCTCGTCTCAGCTCGACCTCGCGCTGAAGATCGCGGTTGTCGAGAGCAACGGGCGGCAGTTCGTGAGCAAGGTGGCCGGCGCTCCGGCTCCGGCCGCCGTGCCAAATACCGGCGGAGCTGGCGCGTCCTATGGGCCTTTCCAAGACACCGAGGGCGCGGCGAAAGCGCGGGAGGCAATCGAACTCGCCACGAAGTATCGCGATGCCCTGGGCCTCATTCCGGACAAGGCGCGCGAGGTTCAAGCGAAAATAACGACCATGACTTTGGCAATGGCGAACCTCGATCCCGCCAGCGACGAATACAAGAAAGACGCGGTCGCGCTTGAGCACCTGAAGCTAGAGCTGACGAACACAATCGGCCCGCAAGACAAGCTCGCGCGGTCAATGCAAGACGCGCTGAAGGCCGGCGTCGGCGTTACCCCGGTCATGCGCGACGTGGCCGCGATTGTGCAGCAGTTTGCCACCACCGCGCGCGACGCAAACGAGCCGCTCAACACGCTCGCTCGTGACACCGCGGTGCAAGCGAAGCTCGACAGCTTGGCGCAAGGCTTCAACAACGCGACCGGGACAATCGAACTGCACACCAAGGCGGTAAAGGCGACGAGCGCAATGCTCGACGGCGACTCGGTGTCGCTGATCGACGCGACCAATGCGCAGAAGGCTTTCGAGGACGCGACGCTTTCCTTCCTTCCAAACTCCGCCGAGTTCAACGAGGGAATGAAGGAGCGCAAGCGCGTTCTCAACGACGCAAGCGCCGCAACCGCCGACCTGAAAACGAAAAGCGACCTCTACTCCCAGCGCGACACCCTGGAACTCATAAAGGCGGAGAGCGCGGCCCTCGGCGAGAATCAGGACGAGCGCAAAAAGGAGCTGGACCTCCTCCGAAAGAAACAAGAGCTGGTCAGGGCCGGCGCCGACCTCTCCTCGGAAGCAAGTCAGAAGACTCTCGCCTATGTGGCCGCAATTGACGACGCTACGTCCGCCCTGGCGCGCCAGCGGTCCACCATGGAGGAGCTTGGCTCCTTCATGTCGTCGGCCTTCAGCACCATTCAGAGTGCCATTACGACCGCCTTTGCCCAGGGCACGATCAAGGCGATAAATTTCGGCTCGGTGGCAAAGGCAATGCTGTCCGAGCTGGTCGCGGAGATCGCGAAGCTCTCGGTGTTGAACCCGCTGTTGAATGCCTTGGAAGGTAAGAGCCTTCCGACGATCCTGGGCGTCGTGGCGTCGCTGTTCGGTGGCTCGGCCGCCTCCGCCGCCTCCTCGGTGCTGGACGCGGGCATAGGCTCGCCGGGCAGCTCCGCCAGCTCGGCGGCCTCGAAGGCAAGCGGCCTGAGCGTCGACTCCGCTTCAACAGACCTCGGCATTCTGTCCGCTGTCTGGAAAGGCGCTAACTGGCTGACCGACGACCTCCTGAGCAAAACCGCCTCCTCGATCTGGGAGAGCGTCGGCGGAGAGGGCCTCAAGAGTTCCGTCACCGGGTGGATTTCAAGCCTGTTCAACCCTACGACAACCGGATCGTCAGTGGGCGCACTTGAGCCGCTGACCGGCTTCATGGCTGGGGGCGAGTCCGCTACGTCGGCAGTGACGTCGGCCGCTGGCGAGGTTGCTGACGCCGCCGCGACAGTGGGCGAGGTCGCCAGCTCGACAGCCTCGATTATTGCTGAGTCGTTGCCCTTCGTTGGGGCCGCAATCGGCGTGGCCTTCAAGATTGCGCAAGGCGACTACCGCGGCGCGGCCGAGATCGGCGGCTTCACCGCGGCCGGAGCGGCAATCGGAAGCGTGGTTCCGGTTATCGGAACAGCGGTCGGCGCCGCGGTCGGCGCGATTGTCGGCACTATCGCTTCAATGTTCGGGCCTGGGCCGGAGCATGCCTACTCCGCGACCGCAATCAATGCGGCCGGCGGCAAGCTCACGGTCGGCGATACCGTTTCGGCTGTTATGAACACCCAGCCCAGGACCGACGCCGCGAAAGCCTGGGTGGACCAAATCAACGCGCTGGACGCGGCGCTCAATCTGACCCTGACAAACACCGATGGTCTTATCGGATCGCTGGGCGACAACATCGAGGGCTACGCACAAACGTTGGACCCCTCTACGCTTTTCAAAAACCTCCGCTTCACGAGCGCGAGCCAAACCAACAACCTCGGCATTGCCGAGAGTCAGCTCCTCCCAGGGCAGAGCTTCGAGAATGCGCAAGCCCTCGTGGACTTCCTTGTCACAATCGGCAAGTTTACAGACAACCTTGACGCCCTCGGGATCAAGCTAGGCTACGTTTCGGCCGGATTTACCAATATCGGGATCACCGGAGCGACCGGCAATTCCGACGTGTCGAGGGCGTTGAATGTGGACTTGCCGCGTCAATGGTATGCGGACAAGGCCGCGCTCGACGCTGAAGTGTCCAAGGTCTACACGTTCGTCGCGGTGACAATGCCCGGCCTGAGCGCGGCGACCGGGCACGCCGCTTCGTCGTTTGTCACGAACCTTGCCGCCATCAACAAGACTTACAACGACGCCGAGGTCCAGGCGCAATCTTACAACCAGTCGATCGACGGCCTCCTGACCGCGCAAGCTCGACTGATAGAGCAGCAAATGGTGATCGCTCAGAACGCCATTGACGTGAATCAAAACAGCCTCTCGGCCCGCTATGCGACGGCAACGGGCGACACCCAGGGCGCGGCCCTGATCGCCTTTGACAGCGGCGTGCAAGCCCAGCTCGACAGCCTCCGCGACTTGTTCTTGAATTACTATGGCGAGTCCGGTCTGACGTCGGCCGCTTATGTGTCGCAGCAGCTTCAGCTCACCCGCACGCTGGCGGCGGAGAGGCTCGCCATTGAAAAGACCTACGCCGACGCGGCGCTGAAGGTGACGGCGCAGACAGCAACCGACAATCTCAACCTGCAAATTCGGGCCGCGACCGTGCTCGGCAATAGCACCCAGGCGGCGTTGCTGACGACCAATGCCAAGAACGCGACCGACCGCGCGGCGCTTGCGGCGGAGGGCGGAAACGTCGCCTTGTTCGATCTGGTTACCGCGGCCGAGGCGGCAAAGACCGCATTTGACGACGCCAAGTCGGCTTATACCTCCGCGCTCTCCCAGGACATCACCGCGACCCAGAATCAGATCTCCGCCCTCTCGTCGAACACGAGCGCGCTGAAGTCCGCTTCCGAGGCGCTCAAGACCTACAGCTCGAGTCTCGACAGCTCCTCGGCCTCGCCCTTGACGCCTGAGCAACGCCTTGCCGCGGCAACCGCCGCCATGGCGGCCGATGCGGCAAAGGCCGGCGACACGTCGCTGGACGCCAGCACGAGAGCCGCGGCGGCTCAACAGCTCCAGACGGACGCGGCAAACCGGCTCTCGATTGCCACGCAGTATTTCGGGCAAGCGACCCAGGGCTACCAGACCGAGTACGACGCGGTTAAGCGCGCGGTCGATGCTGTCGCTTCCCAGCTTGAGGGCGAGTCCTCCGTCGCCCAGGCCCAGCTTGACGCCTTGAATGCTCAGCTTGTCGCGGATCAGGCCCAGCTCGACGCGACAAACCAGATCGGGGCGGTGACAAACGCGAACCTGCAAATGTTGGGCGCGACTATGAAGGCCACCGAGGCGGCCCTACAGGCGGCAAGGGACGCCACAGCGGCGGGCACAAAGACTCCGGCCCCGATTGTCCCGGCCGCTCCGCCTCCCGCCACCAGCGCCGCCGCCACGGCTGTCACGTCGGCATACCAGCAGTTGCTCGGCCGCGCGCCCGATGCGGCGGGCCTCGCCTATTGGGTCCAGCAAATCGACGCCGGCAAGATAACCGCCGCCCAGGTCTATGCGCAGATCGCCGGGACCTCCGAGGCAATGACCCGGCAGATTACCCAGCTCTACGAAAGCGTGCTCGGCCGGGAGCCGGACGCCGGCGGCCTTGCGAGCTGGCTCAAGGCAATGAGCAGCGGCATGTCCGCTGAGCAAGTGCGGTCCTCGCTGATGGCGTCGCAGGAGTACAAGACCAAGCACGGCCTCGAGCTTGGCGGTTGGGTCGGCAATGGCGTGTGGAACAAGGACTCCGTGCTGGCGGCCTTTGCCGGAGGCGGAGCGATCGGCCTCGCGGGCGGAGAGTTCGTCATGTCCGCTCCGGCCGCCGCGCGCTACTCCGATATCCTCCCGGCGATGAACTCCGGCCGCTATGCCAGCAACGACAATGCCGCGGTCCTGGGAGAGCTGAGGGCGTTGCGGGCCGAGCTGGCGGCCCTTCGCCAGCAACACGCGACAGGCATACAGGTCAGCGCGCAAGGGCACCTAGCGACCGTCAAGGCTGTCAAGGAGGGCACCTCCGTGGCCCAGGAGTCCGCGGGCATTGCGAAGCGGCTTTCCGCGCGATGACGGCGATCTACCTGATTGAGCTGGTCGGCCTGCAACCGGCCTCGGCCGGCGGAGCGATTGAAACGCTGTACTGGTCCACCGGGACAGGATACACGAGCGGCCCGGCCGAGACGCCCGCCAACACCGTCTACGCCCCTCGCATCCTGAGCCCAGGCTCTTACGAGCGACATATGTGGCAACCGGGCGCAACGCGTGGTCAAGGCACCGTCAATATCGGGGTGGTCGAGATCGCCAATGCTGACGGCGCGCTCGACAAGCTCATCAATTACGATTTCGACGGGCGGGCGATTACCCTTTTGCGGGGCGACCCGCTTGCGCCGCGCGCGAGCTTCGTCACCGTGTTCCGCGGAACCGCTGAGCAGCTACTTGTGACCGAGAGCACCGTCACCGTTCGCATTCGCGACCGCCGCGCCGAGGTTTCGGACAAGCCGCTTGTGCCATTCCATTACACCGGCACCAACGTACTGCCGGACGGCCTGGATGGCACTCCCGACGACCTGAAAGGGCAGTCGGTCCCAATCGTTTACGGTATCTGTGAGAACTTCAAGCCGCCGCGCGTCAACTCTTCAAAGCTGATCTACCAGTTTTCAGCATATGGCCTGGATGAGGTCACCGGCGTATTTGAAGGCGGAAATGCCATCACGCCCGGCGTCTCCCGTGCATCCCTGGCCGCCCTTGTGGCAACGGCGCCTGCTGCCGGCACCTATGACTATTATCTTGGAACTGCCTACTACTGGAGCTATCTGCGGCTCGGTTCAACGCCCTCGCTTGAGATCACCGCGACATGCAAGGATTACGGCGGCTCCTCGGGGCGGACGGCTGGTAATCTGATCCAATGGATTCTCACCTACATCGGTGTCGCGTCTGGCGACGTTCTCGGTAAGGCCGCGCTGGATGCCGTCGCCCCTTACGAACTCGGCCTTTATATCGCCACCGGTGCCGAGGCCAAAGTTGGCGATACGCTCGATCAAATCTGCGCATCGGTCGGCGCCTCGTGGACCCCGAACCGCCTCGGCCAATTCAATATACTGAGGCTGCAAGCCCCTGTCGGGCCGGCCGTCGTCACCTTCCGCGACGATCAGCTGCTTGCGTCGAGTGGGACTGTGCTGACGCTCCAGCCCACGGAGGACCCGGCGCGCGGCATCCCCTGCTACGAATTGCGCCTGGGCTACGCAAAAATCTCGACCGTGCAGGAGGCCTCCTCGCTGGCCGGCATCGTCACGGCCGCCCGGCGGGATTACCTGGCGCAGGAATACCGGCAGGTGGTGGTGACGAATGCCGGCATATGGGATCCATCCACGTTCACCGGGCGCAATCCCCTCTCGCAGCCAATGGTGGTCAACACCCTCATCCGCTCCGTCACCGACGCCACCACGGAGGCCAATCGGCTTCTGGCGATCTACGGTACCCGCCACCCGTTCGTATGCTTCACCGTCTCGTCCGATCTGGCGACCGCGATTGACCTCGGTGTAACCATATCGCTGGCCACAGACCGATTCGGCTTGAACGGAAAGCTGCTGATGGTGACCGGGATGATCGAAGACTTCAGCTCCAACCAAACCACCATCTACGCTTGGGGATAAGCGATGTCGAACGTGGTCTTCGGCTACCCCGATCTGCTATTCCCCGACGCCCGCGTGACCACGCCGGCGCTGACCGGCGGCGCCTGGTCCTCCGCGTTGCCACTGTCGAACCTGTTCAAGTTGGACTTCGCCTCGGTCGCGCGCTCGGCCAACACCCTGGAGGCGTCGACGCAGTTTTGGGCCGACCTTGGGCTGCAGCGTGGCGTCAGGATCGTGGCAATCCCGAAGTCCAACGCCTCCCGAATCGCGAAGATCAGGGTCCGCGGGTGCTCAATCCTTGGGACCATGGAGATTTCTCCGTCGTACGCTCTCGATCTTACGACGGTCACAAGTTTCGGGCCGGAACTGCTGCGATGGAACATGGCGAATCCAGGATACGAATCGGCCAACGCCAAACCGACGAGCGGTGTCAGAGTCGCATCGCCAGCCGCGATTTCGGCAGGGGCGTACACCGTTGTGCTGGAATGGACCGGAGATGACAACGTCGGAACGATTGGCGGGCTCGGCACAGCCGGGGGATGGACGACGGGAAGCCTCTATTTCAACAAAACAACAGCAGCGCCGTTCGGCGCGACGATTGCGTTCGTTCCTTTTACCGCAACACATTGGCTTCCGGGCTGGGTAAGTGGCCGCAACAGGCTCGTGTTCTCTGTTTCTCCAACAGAAGTTGTATTGGCTCTCAACGGTGCCGCACCATCAACGATGGCGCTCCCGGCTCCGCTTCCAGCCTATGTCGCGCTGACGGTCGGCGGCTCACCATGGGACATCTCAACCGGTTACTCGATCGGCAACGACGGAATGCTGGGCGCGCCCTTGTACGGCGCGGTCTATCCCGGCACGCTGTCGCCTGCCGAGGTGAAGCGGCTCTCTGTCGTCGGCGCCAATCCTGTCGCGATCAATCCCGCGAACCCTCCGGTTGTTGATACCGACTGGACCGACGTCTACCAGGTGATCTACGCCCCTGGCACGCGGCCGTGGGGCGATCCAAGTCTGTGGGACGGGCGGATGGATGAAGAGGCAGCTCTTGCCTATACGATGCCGTGGCTGGCCGTGTTCGACACATCGTGCAATGCCCGCTACTGGCTTGTCGAGTTTTCCGACGTGGGCAATCCGGCCGGCTACTTCGAGCTTTCGCGCATCATCATCGCGTCCGGCTGGCAGCCAACCCGGAACTTCCTCTATGGCGTCTCGCTGGTGAACAACGACGACACCCAGGTCCAGACCACGGCGGGCGGTGCCGATTTCTTCGATCAGCGTGCGCGTCGCAGGATCGTTCGTTTCTCCATCAACAATCTTCCGCAGGCCGAGGCGCTGGCGTGGGCGAACGACATGCAGCACGCGCTCGGCATCTCCGGCCAGGTCTTCTTCGTCTACAATCCGGACGATCCCGAGAACTGGCGGCGGCGCTGCTTCCTGTCGCGCATGTCCACGCTGTCGCCCTTGGTGGCAGCAGTGCATGGCCGCCTGGACACGACCTTTGAGTTGACCGAGATCATCGCGTAGGAGCATGGCATGTACGTTTGGAGCGGCGTCACGATCGACCCATCGTTATTGGCCGGCTACGGCTACAACGATCCTATCGTGGTCGGCGGGGCCAGCTATCCGCGCTATCTTGCTTATGCTGTCGCGGCCTACGCAGACACCGATGCGGCGCGAACAGCAGCGGCGGCCTCGGCAACCGCGGCGGCGGCCTCGGCCTCCGGCATCACCGGGCAAGGTGCCCGCAACTACATAATGAACCCGCAATTTAAGGTGCAGCAGCGCGGCGCTGGGCCTTTCACGACAACACCCGTCTACACGGCCGATCGGTGGCAAACGTTTTTCCTCAATGGCTCTATGTCCACCACGATCGCGGCGGCAAGCGATGCCGACCGGACCGCGATTGGCGACCAGAGCGTCAGCAACTATCTGCAAGCTGTGGTGGTTGCCGGCGGCGCCATCAGCGACTATGCCGCGGTCAGCCAATCCATTGAGGACGTGCGGCGCCTGGCGGGTCGGCAGGTAATCATTTCGTTTATGGCTTGCGTCACTTCCGGCACTCCGAAAGTTGGCGTTGAAATCTTGCAAGGTTTCGGCGCCGGCGGGTCCACCAGCGTCTATTCGATTGTCGCACAGGCCGTCACCCTCTCGACCACATGGACGCGCTACAGCGTCTCGGCCACCATCCCGGTCGTGACCGGCAAGACAATCAGCACAGGCAACGATAGCTCGACCGCTCTGACTTTTTGGATCAGCGCGGGGTCGAACTTCAACGCGCGCACCGGCTCTGTCGGCAGCCAGTCGTACACGTTGAAGCTCGCAAACATCATGGTCGAGGAGTCGAGCACAACGGCGGGGCCGTTCCGTTCTATCGACCTCGGCGGCGACCTTTTGGCGTGCAAGCGGTACTACCAAGTGGGCACCTGGAGTATGGCGACCTATGGCACCGCCGGCTCGACCCAGCAGGCAATGCGCGGCTTGCCGGTGACACTGCGCGCGGCTCCGAGCCTGACCATCTCGACCTCGGCCTCCGTCAATTGCTCGACGCCGAGCATCACGACGTTGGCCTACTACGACACCGTGCTGTTTGCCTACAACCACACCGCAACCGGCGTGGCATCAGCGAACGGCAGCTTTTCCGTCTCGGCAGACATCTGAGCCATGTATCGCCTGCTCTCCGGCGGCGCCATCCTCCGCGACAGCGACGGACTTGTCATGCCGCCCGACCCGTCCAATGCGGACTATCAAGACTTCCTGACCTGGGTGTCACAAGGAAACACGCCCGACCCGCCTCCTTCCACTTCCCCGAGCACCGAGGGCCTCATGTATCAGTTGCTTGCGCACGACTACATCCTCCGCAAGAACGACAGTGTTATGATTCCTCCAGACCCTGCCAACGCTGATTATCAGGTCTACCTTGCCTGGGTCGCTGAAGGGAACACCGCCGATCCTCCGCCTCCTCCTCCGCCGCATGTCTCGATTATAAGCGCGACGGATTGGCTCAACCGCTTCTCTCCGGCCGAGCAACTTGCAGTCCAGGCCGCTTGCCTTGCGAACCCGACTATTCAGCTCGGCCTCACCGTTGGGCTTGCGCAAGGCTGGATCGACCTCGCCCAACCGCGCGCGGCGAACTGGCTCGCAATGCTTGTCGCGGCCGGAGCGATTGCAGCAGCGCGCGTTCCGACGCTTCTCGCGCTTCCCGCGTGATATTCACTGGCGTTTCTCCGAGCCGGCGGTGTATGCGACAGATTGCCGGCGATTAGCTCGCGGAGCGCGCATGATTAACATACTTCACTTCGTTCACTTCAGCGAGCCACCCTCGGGTTTTGGCGCCTCCGCCGCGGCGCTCGCGGATATCGCCTCGTATCTGTTGCGGCTTGAAAAGGAAATAAAACACATGACTGGACAGCTTGACGCCTTGCGGGCCGCGGTAGAGCGCACGACGGGAGTCGTCGCCTCAGCCGTCGCGCTCATCGACGGACTTGTCGAGAAGCTCTCGCACATTGACGATCCAACGGGCGAGATTGCCGCGCTGACCGCGGCCCTGAGCGGCGACGCCGACCAGCTTGCGGCGGCGGTCGCATCCGCGCCGATCGAGTCCGACCCGCCCGCGCCGCCGCCGGAGCCGACGCCAGAGCCGCCCGCGCCGCACGACGAGACGCCGCCAGCAACCACCTGACCCGGCTGCGGAGGCCCACGAGCGAGGGCCTC